TGCGTGCAAGGCGTGACCATGATGTTGACATGGGATCGATGCCTGGTGCGTAATGACACGAGATATTAGCATTAAACATAGCAGCGGAATAAGCGAGAGTATATCGGCGAGCGAGAATAACCGTGGTCACGTTAGGAAACACAAACAAACGAGTTCGTCCAGAGTTAACTTTCGCGATAGGAAGAAGTTCATCCTTCAAGCAAGCCATCCAAATGGATTCACTGAGTTCCCCCTGAGACAAGGCTTCAAGACGTTGGTCGAGCTCTAGTCTGAGTTGAGGATCAGATACAGTGTAAGTTCCAGGTTCACCAGTAAATAGAAACGATTTTGGAGAGGAACCAGGAGGACGTCGCAGCATATAAGGATAACCCGCAGAAGATTGCATATTCAAACCATCATAATAATCAAGAGAAGATATTCCGTTGATGGCTTCAGCTTCGGATAAAACGACTCGGCGGTATGTGGGGGCAAACTTTGCAGTCGCACCTTCAACAACATCCCGCACAAAGTCATTAACCTTAGCAAGGGCAGACGGAGAAATAGGAATGGTTGGATGACCAAAATCTTCAACGCCAGCAGCAATGATCTCCATTCCAACTTTATCAGCATTAAGACGGGAATCACGTGGATTGAGAACAGAAGGTTCTTTCAAATGAGGAAAAGCCACATCATGAATAGGTGACGAGCGAATAGAGGTTTTCGTTGGCAAACGAGGCGTTTCATTGGCATTCAACACCTTAACGTAAGTAAGGTTCGGAGCAACAGGAACTTGATGGGCATTATCGAAATGGGGAATGACATCCTCATCGTAATTGCGATATACTTGCCTGTTGTGTCGCGATAACATATCCGAAATATCTTCAAACGTAACATATTCACCGTTTCCACCATCAAAATTAGCATATCCAGATACATGGATGCCAAGAATTTTCGCCGTAGTACGAGTGTTGTGGGCGACAAGAATAGAACCACACGTTCCAGGAACAGAGTTGTAATGATACTGCATGCCAGTTGATAAAACATACATCGTTCCAGCTCGATCTTCCATATCAAGAGGATACTTGACTGGTCGAGTTTCGATGATTGGCTCAACCAAAGATAGATGAGCAATGATGGGAACACGAGTGGAGCGATATTCGATGAAAGTCGCTGGACACGGAAGAACGTCCATAATGAGGTCCTTCTTAATAAAATGATGACCGAGACCTTTCGACGCTGCACGTCTACAACCAAAAT